AAGATTGATACCCTTATACAAGATGGAAAGGTGGTGGCATTACCAGTGCAGTTTATCAGAGGTAAGACTGTGGATGACGTTCTTGTGGTGGAGGAAGCACAAAATCTTACTAAAGCAGAAATGCTTGCAATTCTTACACGTCTTGGGAAGAATGGTAGGATTATAATTAATGGAGATAATGAACAGAAAGATATTAAAGATCCATTTAATGGTCTTAGTTATGCTATTGATTTAGCTAAAAAAATTGATGGAATTAAATGGATTAAACTTAAACACAACCACCGATCTGACTTAGTCGGTAAAATTTTAGATTATGAGTACAACGGAAAATAACATTCCTCTTTTAGAAGAGGTGCTAGATCAATTTGATAATGGAGATTTAATTACAGGAAATGAAGCTAGAAAAGTTTATCTTACACAACAACATGCAGCTAAAGGAATAGTTACATGGGTGCATGACCATGAATTAAGAGGACATTCTCTACTTAGAAAAATGGGTAAAAGTGCAGGTAGAGATTTACTAAGACAAACTAAAGAAAAACTATGATAAGATTATTTGATGTGCAGAATGGTAAAGTGATTCCTAGTGAACATTGTTATACACTTAAGTTTCTTAAAGATATAATGGATGCATATCCAGATGATCATTTAAAGATTTATACATATTTGTTTTACATGACTTGTCCTAACCCAGATATGAATCCTTTCTTTGATGTACCAGAAACTGATAAGGAGCATATTATATTAAATGAAATAGATGCAGAGTTTAGTGTAGAAGATGACTTAGTAGTAAATGCATTAAAAAGATGTGAGCAGCTTTATCAAACTCCTACATATAGAGCATATATGGGAATTAAAATTACACTAGATAATTTAGCTAGAGTGTTAGCCACTGAGGTGCCATCATTTGGTAGAGATGGATCAGCTGCCACTCTTCTTAGAATAGCTAAAGACTTTGATGGTGTACGTCAATCATTTAAAGGAGTGTATAGAGATCTTATGGAAGAACAACAAAGCTCTGTACGTGGAGGACAAAATTTAGCATATGATCAGTAATTATAATAGTGTCCATCTTTCTAAGGAAGAAATGAAACCTTTAGAAGAGTTGGCTTTAAGAATTGAGAAAGCAAAACAGTCAGAACCTGGTTATGCTAAAGATGGAGAGAACATCTACTATAGACATATATATGGACTATATGCTGAAAGAGCAGTGGAGAAAATGTTTAATATAAAGTTTATAGATTACACTGTTGGAGATTCTTCTAAGTATGATCATGGAGATTTAACAAATGCAGGATGTCCACATGTAGGAGTAAAAGCAGTTCTTTTAAAGAAAGGTGAAAAGAAATATCACGTAGTAATGAGAGCAGCAATTAAATGTGAAATACTAGTATATGTAGAAAAGACTGAAGATGGTGGGGTGATATGTTATGTTCCTGGATTATGCACACCAGATGTATTAAGAAAATACACTACAAGAGATGGTGTTGATGAAAAGATAAATGATAGTAAAGGACATTTTCATGGCATTCATAAATGTGAAAAAATACTTAATTATAATTATATAAAACATTACAATGATCAAATTCCTAACTGGCTTATTAAAAATAAAATACCAACAAATTATGCCTAAACAACAAGTGTATCAAGATGTAGAACCTGGTTACAAAAATGAACAGGATTATTTAAATGATTGGGTGTTTCATTTCAATCCTTATACTGAACAGTGGGCTGCTATTCCACGTGAAACTTATAATGAGTATTGGAATGATTATAAGAATGCAGGTGTTCTTAGAAGTAAACATTTAAATACTTTATTAGATTTATTACATAAATCTAAAGGTAACGTTGACATCATAGAAGACATTACACGTGGAGAAGTTAAATAACTATATAGAAGTACCCACTTATTCCAATGGTGTATGGAGTGTCACTGAATTTCAAACAAGAGAAGATTTCAGAAACTTCCTTATGCCATTATTTAAAGAACCAGGTAAGTATGAGTTTGATGAAAGCAGTTTAATATTTAATGCTGAAGGACGTAAGTTTCAAAAGCAGGGATACTATTGTCATGCTCCTATAAAAACTAAAGACTTTATACATTATTGGGATGATCAAAAGAAAAAATGTAGGGCTGGTATTATTGTCTATAATGGAGATAACACTTGGTATCTATCCAGGGATTATTATATGTGGCTTAACTTTCTTCCCATATATGATAAAGAAGAAAAAAGATTTGACTTTGCTAAAGTGAGAGATGCCCAATATCATATGGCTCTTTATGAAATATTAGGAGAGCTTCATTGGAAGCATGCTATTATTTTAAAGAAACGTCAGATAGCTTCTTCTTATTTTCATATGGCCAAACTTATAAACCAGTATTGGTTTGAGCAAGGAGCTGTATTAAAAATAGGAGCTAGTCTAAAAGATTATATAAATGAGAAGGGTTCTTGGAAGTTTCTTAATGAATATAAGAACTTTTTAAATGAACACACTGCTTGGTATAGACCAGCTGAACCAGATAAGGTGGGAGCTTGGCAACAGCAGATTAAAGTGAGAATGAATGGTAGAGATACCTATAAGGGAAACAAATCTACAATTAACTCTTATTCATTTGAGAAAGATCCAACCAATGGTGTCGGTGGTCCTGTTACTTACTTCTTTCATGAAGAGGGTGGCATTGCTCCTAAGATGGATGATACATATGGTTTCATGAAGCCAGCTCTTAAATCAGGTCATATTATTACAGGTCAGTTTATAGCTGCAGGTTCTGTGGGTGATCTTGATCAATGTGAACCTCTTAAAGAATATATTCTTCATCCAGAAGAAAATGGATTCTATGGAGTTGAATCAAATCTTATAGATAAGGATGGTACATTAGGACTCACTGGTTTATTTATACCAGAGCAGTGGTCAATGCCTCCTTATATAGACCCATATGGTAATTCTAAAGTGGAAGAAGCTTTAGCTGCCCTTGATGCAGAATTTGAAAAAGCAAAGAAGAATATGGACCCAGCTGCCTATCAGCTCACCATATCCCAACATCCACGTACTATAGAAGAAGCTTTTGCTACTAGAAAAGTTAGTATATTTCCTCCTCATCTTGTATCTAAACAAATGCAAAAAATATCTGATAAACAATATCCTATAGAATACTTAGAACTTTCTAGAGATGCTGAAGGTAAGATAATAGATAAACCATCTAGAAAAACTCCTATTATGGAATTTCCTATATCTAAGAAGACAGAAGATAAAGAAGGAGTGATATGTATTTATGAACGTCCTTGTAAAAATCCTACTTTTGGGATGTACTATGCTTCTGTAGATCCTGTAGGAGAAGGTAAGACTACTACATCAGAATCATTATGTTCTATATATGTATATAAAAATCCTGTTGAAGTTATTACAGATGATGGAGGAGGAAAGATAACATCTAGTTTAGAAAGAGATGGTATAGTGGCATCTTGGTGTGGAAGGTTTGATGATCTTAAGAAAACACATGAAAGATTAGAAATTATTATAGAATGGTATAATGCATGGACTTTAGTTGAGAATAACGTAGCTTTGTTTATTCAGTATATGATGTCTAGAAAAAAACAAAGGTATTTAGTTCCTAAAGATATGATATTGTTTTTGAAAGATATAGGAGCTAATCGTAATGTATTCCAGGAATATGGATGGAAAAACGTAGGTACTTTGTTTAAAGGTAATATTCTAAGTTATGGTATAGAGTTTTTATTAGAGGAGTTGGATACAGAAACAGAAGCTGATGGAACAATAACTAAAATAATATATGGAGTGGAAAGAATTCCAGACATTATGTTATTAAAAGAAATGCAGGCTTATAGAGATGGACTAAACGTGGATAGACTTGTAGCATTCTGTTCTCTTGTAGCTTTTGCTAAAGTGCAGCAATCTAACAGAGGTATATCTAAACGTGTAGAAGTTACAAACAAAAACTTGGATAAATCACAAAAATTTAGTAAATTAAATTATAGTCCTTTTAGACATATTGGAGGAAATAAAGGGAATTCATCTATGATGAAACCCTCACGTAATGCTTTTAGAAATATAAAATAAAAAATATGGAAACAACAGTTACTCTTTCAGATCTGAATGCTGGAAATTTTATTTTTACAAACACTACTGGACCCTCTGATATTACATACATTGTAACTGAAAATGTTACACTAACTAATTCATAATCATGCAAATATATAATGCCTTACAGTTAAAGAAAGGAGCAAAGGTAGAGTACAATAAAATGGGTACTCTAATTCAACCTTTTCAATTTGTTTCTGAAAAAGAAAAAGATGATCAGTGGAGAGGTTGGAATCTTGACTGGTTAGAGTTTCAAGGAATGAAACAACTTAGACGTAATGCTAGACGTCTAATGAAAAACTATAAACTAGCTAAAGGTATTATAGATAAACAGGATTATATAGCAGAAGAAGATAATGAAATGGCTGATCTTATAGATACTCTTACTAAAGAAGATGTATCTGCATTTGAGCTTAAGTTCTATCCTATTATTCCTAATGTAATAAATGTTCTTACTAATGAATTCTCTAAAAGGAGTTCAAGAATAATGTTTAGAGCAATAGATGATATTTCTTATAATGAAATGTTAGAAGCTAAACGTCAAATGATTGAAGATGTTTTGTTAGCTGAGGCTCAACAAAAACAAATGATGAAGGTAATGCAGATGGGTTTAGAACTTGATAGTGAAGAAGCTCAACAAGAATTATCTCCTGAAAAACTTAAATCTCTCCCTGAAATAGAATCATTCTTTAAGAAAGATTATAGATCTATGATTGAAGAATGGGCCACTCATCAAATGAAAGTAGATGAAGAAAGATTTAAAATGCAAGAGTTAGAAGAAAGGGCTTTCCGTGATATGCTTATTACAGATAGAGAGTTCTGGCATTTTAATATGATGGAGGATGACTATGAAGTAGAACTATGGAATCCTCTACTTACATTTTATCATAAATCACCAGATGTACGTTATATTTCTCAGGGTAACTGGGTGGGTAAAATGGATATGATGTCTATATCAGATGTTGTAGATAAGTATGGATGGATGATGAATCAAGATCAATTAGAAGCTTTGGAAGCTATATATCCTGCCCGTTCAGCTGGATATGCTATACAGGGATATCAAAATGATGGAACTTATTATGACCCTACTAGATCTCATGAGTGGAATACACAAATGCCTTCATTGGCTTATAGACAGTTTACTTCTTTGTATGATGCCGGAAGTCAGTTTGGAGATATTGTACAATGGATTCTTTCAGACTCTGAAGACTTGCAAGATTTTGGTAAATCTTACATGCTTAGAGTTTCAACAATTTATTGGAAGAGTCAAAGAAAAGTGGGACATCTTACTAAAATAACAATAGAAGGAGAAGTTATACAGGAAATTATATCTGAAGAATATAAAGTTAGTGAAAAACCAGAATATGATACTTCAGTGTATAAACAAAAGACTAAAGATAATTTAGTATTTGGTGAACATATAGATTGGATATGGATTAATGAAGTTTGGGGTGGTGTTAAGATAGGACCTAACCGTCCTGCATTCTGGGGTATGAATAACCCTGGAGGTATCAATCCTATATATCTTGGACTTAATGGAGGTAGACCAGGACGTATACCTTTTCAATTTAAAGGAGATGCCACTGTATATGGATGTAAACTCCCAGTAGAAGGATCTGTATTTGGAGATAGAAATAGCAGGTCAGTGAGTCTTGTAGATTTAATGAAACCTTTTCAAATTGGTTATAACATAGTGAACAATCAAATAGCTGACATCTTAGTGGATGAGCTGGGCACTGTTATCATGTTAGATCAGAATGCTCTACCACGTCACTCATTAGGAGAAGACTGGGGAAAGAACAATCTATCTAAAGCATATGTAGCAATGAAGAACTTTCAGATGTTACCATTAGATACTTCTATCACTAATACTGAGAATGCTCTTAACTTTCAACATTATCAAGTGTTAAACTTAGAACAAACCAATCGTTTGCTCTCTAGAATTAACTTAGCTAAATATTTTAAACAAGAAGCATTTGCTGTTATTGGATTAAATGATCAACGTATGGGTATGCAAATAGCTCAGCAACAAACTGCTACAGCTGTAGAACAAGCTGCTAATGCCTCATATGCACAGACAGAACAATATTTTATACAGCATAGTGATAATCTTATGCCTCGTGTACATCAGATGAGAACAGATCTATCTCAATATTATCATTCTAAGAAACCTAGTATACGTCTTCAATATATTACTGGAGGGGATGAAAAAGTTAATTTTCAAATGAATGGTACAGATTTTCTTATGAGAGATATTAATATATTCTGTACTACTAAAACTAATTCTCGTTCTATAATGGAACAACTTAAACAGTTGGCTATTAATAATAATACAACAGGTGCTTCTGTATTTGATCTTGGTAATATTATTAAATCAGAATCAATAGGAGAGCTTACAGAAGTTCTTAAGAAAACTGAAGAAAAAGTTAATGCTATAAAACAACAAGAACAACAGCATCAACAACAAATGCAACAAGAACAATTACAAGCTCAAGAAAAACAACTTCAGATGGCTCAACAGTTTAAAGCTGAAGAAGCTAATAAAGATAGGCAAGCTAGAATTACTGAAGCTGAAATTAGATCTGCTGGTATGGGATCTATGGTTGATATTAATCAAAATCAGCAAAATGATTATATGGATGCTATGGCTAATATTAAAAAAGAGCAGAACTATCAAGAAACTATGAACTTTAAACGTGAGCAGGAAATAAATAAAAATATGCAGACAAGTGATAAACATAGTATTGATAGACAAAAGTTACAAACTCAAAAAGAAATAGCTGAGAAACAATTAGAAATTGCACGTACTAATAAAAACAAGTATGATGTAAAAGAAGGATCTGAAAAGAAGAAATAAAATTATAGCTCTATAATCCATAGGTTAGGTAAAATTTAGAAAGTTTTTTTAAATTTTTAGAGTTTAAATTGTATATTATTAATGTAGACATACACATAAAAAACCAAACAAATATGGCTGATACTCAAACAAATGTACAGACTTCTGTACAACAAGTGGATTTAGATTTAGATAGTTTATTCGATGGGGCACCTGGGGCAGACAGTATTGTCACTCAAAGTGGTGAACCTACAGAGATTAAACCAAATGTATTTAGTAAAAGACAAGTGGATTTAACTTTTTTAGATAAAGATGAATCTGAGGATGATGCTAAAACATTTAATTCTACTACTAATGAAAAAAGCAATCAACCTTCTGCTGAAGTAAAAGCTGATTTAAAAAGTATTCTTGATGAGGATGTTATTGATGATAATCCTATAGAAGAAGATGTTAAATCAAAAGCAGGAAGACCTAAGACAGAAAAATCTGGATTAGTTGAGTTCTTAAAGAAAAGAATAGAAAGTAATGAGATGTTTGCTTTTGATGATTATGATGAAAGTAAACAATCTCTTGATGAATATCTTGGTGGTCTTGGAGAAAAAGATGTAGAAGAACTTTGGCAAGCTAATGTTAATAATATTAAACAAGAAGTAGCTTCTAATACACCAGCTGAGTTTTTTGAAAGTTTACCAGAAGAACTTCAATATGCTGCAAAGTATGTAGCAGATGGAGGACAAGATCTTAAAGGATTATTTGCTGCTTTAGCACAAGTGGAAGCTGTAAGAGAAATGGATCCTAGAGATGAGAATGATCAAGAGTTTATTGTTCGTCAATATTTACAAGCTACTAATTTTGGAGATGCTGATGAGATTGAAGAAGAATTATCTACTTGGAAAGATTTAGGAACTTTAGAAAAAAAAGCTAAACAGTTTAAACCTAAGTTAGATCAAATGCAAGAGCAAATAGTTCAAGCTCAACTTGCAGAACAAGAACAACGTAAACAACAACAAGAACAAGCTGCTCAAGCATATCAACAAAATGTATTTGAAGCTTTAAGACCAGCAGAAATCAATGGTCTTAAATTAGATAAAAAAACCCAGGCTCAATTATATAGTGGATTGGTTCAACCTCAATATCCTTCTATATCAGGTAGACCTACTAATTTGTTAGGACATCTTTTAGAGAAGTATCAATTTGTAGAACCTAATTATTCATTGATTGCTGAAGCTCTTTGGTTATTATCTAATCCTGATGAATACCGTGGTAATCTTATGAAACAAGGTAAAACTCAGGCAGTAGAACAAACAGTGAGACAATTAAAAACAGAACAGTCTCGTAAAAATATATCTACTTTCCAAGAGGAAGAAGATACTAAACCTAGAAAAATAGCTAGACCTCAAAATATTTTTAAACGATAATTATTATTAACCCTTAAATTTTAAAGCCCTATGGCAACTCCAGTTTTAAACAATGGTATATTCCTACGTGACAATAACTACACGACTAGTTCTCACGTAGATTCGTACCACCTTTCTAACCTCCTTAAATCAGCTGAGCCTACAGATTTAGGTCCAGTGGATCTTTGGGCAATGGCACAAAAAGTAGAAATGCCTTTGTATCAAATGTCATCTTTTGGTGGTAAGAACGTTATTTCAGTAGATAATAACCGTGGTGAGTACAAATGGCAGATTCCTGTAGCTCAGGATCTTCCTTACATTTTAGAAGATATTGAATCATCTAACACTACTAAAGGTATTGATGGTCAAACTTTTAAAATCAAAATTAACAAACGTTACTTTGGACATGGTGATATTATCACTTATGACAAGTACAATGGTGTGGAAATGTACATCACTGTGGATGATATAATCCCTGCAGGAGATGGTTTTATCTACACTGTGCAGTTAGTAAACAATGACAACACTAAGTATTTGGATAACAAATATCTTAAAGTTGGTACTAAGGTGTTCCGTAAAGGTTCTGCTCGTGGAGAGTATGGAGAAAGATTCTCTGATCTTGGAAACGTTTCAGCTGGTTTCCGTGAATTCTACAACTATGTAGGAGGAGCAGAAGCTCACGTACATTATTCTATTTCTAGTCGTGCTGACTTGATGATGAAGGGTGGTATGAAAGCTGATGGTACAGTTCCAGTAATTGAAATGTGGAGAAACTTCGATAAGAATGTAGATCCTTCAGTTACTAACTTAGAAACAATGGCTGAGAAAATGGGTAAAGACTATGTTAAGAAGGCTTATGCAAATGGTCAATTAACTCGTTCTTTCTTAACTACTTTAGAAGCAGCTCATTTAACTAAGATTGCTAATGACATCGAAACTTACTTAATGTGGGGACAAGGTGGTAAAGTTAGACAAGATGGTCCAGATGATATTCGTTTATCAGTGGGTCTTTGGAAGCAATTAGATAACTCTTACAAGAGAATCTACAATAGAGGTTCATTTAACTTAGATTTATTTAAATCTGAAATATTTAACTTCTTCAATGGTAAGGTTGAATTTAAAGGTCCAGATCCTCAACGTTCTTTGATTGTTCAAACAGGTATGGGTGGTATGAAGCTTGTAAATGAAGCAATTAAGAAAGAAGCAGTTAACTCTGGTTTAGTTCTTAATGCTCATGAGCTTGGTGCTGTAACTGGTACTGGAATGGACTTGAACTTTGGATTTGCTTACACTAGCTATGTAATTCCATTCTTAGCTAATGTTAAATTTGTATTGAACCCAGCTTTTGATAATGTTCATACAAATGATATTGAGAATCCAATTATTGATGGTTTCCCATTAAGTTCATATAATTTCATTATCTTTGATATCACTGATAACACTAATGACAATATCTTCTTATTGAAATTGTCTTGGGATAATCAATTGAAGTGGTTCTATCAAAATGGTACTATGGATTATATGGGACGTACACAAGGATTCCAGTCTTCTGGAAACTTCAATGGATACCGTGTATACATGACACAAACTATGCCTGCTATCTGGGTTAAAGATCCAACTAAAGTGTTGAAGATTGTTATGAGAAACCCAGTTACTGGTGGATCATTCTAATAATAAAACAGTACTCAGGTGCATACCATAAGAACTGCACCTGGGTCTTTTTATATTTTTAATAATCATTTAAAATAAAATAACATGGCTGGTAATCCAAAAACTCCAAAATCTGTAGCTCCTAAATCTGGTCGTCCTAGTGCATCTACTAAAGGTGTAATGGTTGGTAAAAATGCTGGTAAAGGTGTTGTTTCTTCTTCTGCTCCTAAATCAGCAATGACTAAAATGAAGATGGGTGGTAGTATGAAAGGTAAAAAATGCTAAATTTAAATAAATGGAGGAGCCGTAACTTCTCCATTATTTACTAAATTATTTCCTATGAAAAATAAGTTAACTATCATCTATAAACAAGATGGTAATGATAAACCTGCTAAACCTAGAAAATAGCCCACTCTAAGAATAGTATTCTTAGACTACACCTACTGTATGCATGCCACACTGATCATGTGAAGGATTTGCAATCCTTATTAGGTTCTAATTATTTAAAACTTTAAAATATATAAACATGGCAATCTTTAAAAGATTAATCCAAAATCCTAGTTCTCCTGATAAAGATATTAAAACTGCAGGAGCTGCTAGATATAAGCAATCTACATTTGCTAGACTTACAGATACAAATGCTTTGTCTAGAGATCTAGCTGATCAAAAACTTTATAGTGTAGATGCTGCAACTGCTGCTACTGCTTCTGTAGCTATTACTACTAAAAAAGCTGTAGTTAAAGTTACTAATGCTAGTACATCTAGTACTACATTAACTATTACATTAACTAATTCAGAATTGCTTTTAGCTGATAAAGATAATTACTTTGTACAAGCAACTGTTGCTAGTGCTACAACATTTTCACCATCTATAAGAGTAGTTCCTATTGCTGCTGATGGTAGTATTGTTATTGTTATTTCTGCACCTAGTGCTATTAACTGGTCTACTAATCCTACTTATCTTAATGTTCAAATAGGTAAGATAGGAGATTAATTGTAAGAAATTACTTACTTTATCGGAATAATTCCGATGATTCATATAAAATAAACCAAAAAAACCAAACATGAGTAGTGTAACTATTGTGGAGAAATACCCACAGAACAAGAAATCTAGTATTGCAATCCGTCCTTATTTTGACTCTTTAGTAGATAATATGGGA